AGAACACAACATTCTTATGCATCCTTTCCACATGCTGGGAGTTGCTGGTGTCTTCGGTGGTTCTCTTTTCTCTGCTATGCACGGATCTCTTGTCACCTCTTCTCTCGTCCGTGAGACGACAGAAACTGAGTCACAGAACTATGGATACAAGTTTGGACAAGAAGAAGAAACCTACAACATCGTTGCAGCACACGGATACTTTGGACGACTCATCTTCCAATACGCTTCCTTTAACAACAGTCGTAGCCTTCATTTCTTTTTGGCTGCTTGGCCTGTCGTTGGCATTTGGTTTACTGCTCTTGGGGTAAGCACCATGGCATTCAACTTGAATGGTTTCAACTTCAACCAGTCGATTGTTGATAGTCAGAACCGTGTGATTCCTACTTGGGCAGACATCCTGAATCGTGGTGGTCTGGGTATGGAAGTGATGCATGAACGTAATGCTCACAACTTCCCTCTCGATCTTGCTGCTGCTGATATGACTCCTGTAGCACTCACCGCACCTGCAATCGGTTGACAAGTCAGATAAAATCTGATACACTAGAGGGCGAAATGCCCTCTTTTTTTATGCTTATTGAAATTTATACAATCCCAGGATGTACTTATTGTGTCAAAGCAAAAGAATTAATGGAACGAGCTGAACTTGAGTACACTCAATATGTTGTCGGTAAAGATATCCTAAGAGATTCTTTTAAAGAACAATATCCCAAAGCAACTTCATATCCTTATGTTGTAATTGATTCTGAACCAGTGGGAGGTCTTGTGGATACAGTCAAATTGTTTGTTGAAAGAGGATTGGTCTCTTCTAAAAAATGAAAAACAATACTCACGAACAAATAAATAGAGGTGTGGAGCTGATGCTCAGGAGGGAAAAACGACAACTCGCAAAGAGTGGATTAAAGATTCAAAAAAATTTTTCCTTCCTAAAGAAAAAATTTGAAATTAAATTTGAATTTACTTGGGAAGGATAGAACTTACTAATAGGAGTAGGGAAATGTCTATCTCAGTCATATTATTTTTTTCTGCAGCATTAATGATTATGTTTTTAACTGTTGGAGTTACAATTGGGTGGACCGTAAACGAGTTTGCTTATAATTATTTGGTTAAACCAAAACTTCAGGGGCATCCAGAAATGTATGACGAAGAAGGAATCTGGATTAATGAAGAACTTCTTGCAGTTAGATTTGTAGACGAAGAAGAATACGAGGAAGAGGAAGAAGATTGAATGGTTATTATTGATATGAATCAGATTATGATTAGCAATCTGATGACACAATTAAAAAATGATTTTTTAAATGAAAATCTTGTACGTCATATGGTTCTCAGTAGTTTGAGATCTTATGAGAAAGAATATGCTGCTGATTATGGTGAGGTAGTTCTTGCGTATGACAGTAAACATTATTGGAGAAAAGATTTTTTCCCGTTCTATAAACAAAATAGAAAAAAAGATAGGGAAAGATCTGGTCACGATTGGCATAGCATCTTTGAAGTTTTAAATAAAATAAGAGATGAGATAAAACAATACTTCCCTTACAAAGTAATAGAAGTTTTGGGAGCAGAAGCAGATGATGTTGTTTCTACCTTGTGTAAAAATAAGGGGAAAGAAAAAATTTTGATTCTTTCTGGCGATAAAGATTTTATTCAATTGCAAAAATATCCTGGAGTTTATCAATACAATCCGATAACAAAACAGTATATAATTAATAACAATCCTTATCTTTATGTGAAAGAACATGTTCTTCGTGGTGACAAGTCAGATGGGATACCAAATTTTCTTTCTGACGATCAAGTATTTGTAAGTGGCGAAAGACAAAAACCATTAAGTCAAAAAAAATTGTCTAAATGGGTTGAAGAAGAACCACATACATTTTGTACAACTCCAGAACTTCTGAAAAATTATAATAGAAATAAAGTTCTAATTGATTTTGATTATGTTCCAGAAGATATGGAAGAAAAAATAATGCTAGAATTTAACTCACTAAATACTAGTGAAAAAAAAGTGCCCTTAGAATACTTTCAAAGATATCAATTGAATGATTTGATGGAAGATTTCTTTTTTCGTAGTTCGTTACCATTTAAAAAATGAAACTATTAATTTCTGAAGTGCTCCAAAAAGTGAGCAACGCAAAGACCAAAGCTGAGAAGATTGAATTATTGAGGCAAAATAATACCCCAGCTCTTAGATCAATTCTAATTGCTAATTTTGATGAAAGTGTTATATCAGAATTGCCAGAAGGAGAAGTTCCTTTTACTCCGAATGATGTACCAAAAGGAACAGAACACACAGTTTTAGAAAAAGAATACCGTCGTCTTTATCTATTCTTTAAAGGAGGAAGTTCTTCTTTAAGACCAGCACAAAGAGAAAATCTTTTTATTCAAATGCTGGAAGGTCTTCACGAAGAAGAAGCTAATGTTCTTATTTTAGTAAAAGACAAAGCACTTGGTAAAAGATATAAGATCACTCGTGCATGTATAGAAGAAGCTTTCCCACAGATTCAATGGGGGGGACGTAGTTAATGAAGATTCTCCATCAAAACTGTGACCCTGAATTGGCAAACGATAGGAGTTTGCCGTACACTGCTTACTTAGTTACCTATGAGATTGATGGAGCAATCGCTTATGATTTAGTTATCCCAGATAAACAATTAGAAATTTTTGATTACTACTGGGATAGGTATAGAGAAGGTCTTAAGGGTTGGAAACAATCAGAAGGAAGAATTAACCCCAAAATGTGGGGCGTAAAACCACCAGATGAAAAAAAGAAAAGATAAATGGGAAAGCATTACCTCTTAAATTTGTATGGATGCTCGTTGTCTTTATTAGATAACGAGTTTTTCTTGTGTGACTTACTAGAAAATGCTGCAGAAGCATGTGGAGCGCAAGTTTTGCAAACCATGTCACACCAATTCCAACCCCAAGGAGTAACTGCTATTTGCTTGCTATCAGAAAGTCACATTAGTATTCATACATGGCCAGAGAAAGGGGAAGCAGCAGTAGATGTATTTACTTGCGGAGAATCTGAACCCAAAATTGCTTGTGATATTATTATTGAGCAACTATATGCAGAAAAATATAAAATGGAATTTATAGAACGGTAGTAGATAATACTAAATTACGTAGATATATAAAGAACGTTCATTCGCTATTCATAAATAGCGAACGGAAGTAAGACAACTCGGAACGGGTCGTTCATCTATGGAGACACTCATTCTTACATGCCTACAAGCACAATTAATTGCTGGGAGAGTTAATAAACAAGACATTCCCAGGCAATATAAGAATGATTTGATATGGGAGATCAAACAGATCACACCTAAAGAGTGTAAGATAGACGCAAAAGTTGACTGAAGGAACGCCACCTCACCCACAAAGTAAAGGAGCAAACCTAATGACAACAGCAACATATCGTGGCGTTAAGTATAACGTCGAAGAGCGCAAGCTCAATGTTCTTCAAATGATTAAAGAACAGATTGAAAAAGAACAGCGTCGTAAAGCGGCACAACTAGCTTCAATTAAATGAAATTTCTAGGGGGTTGACTAACCCCCTTTTTTTGTGCTATAATTGTGTGTGCCGAGTTACGTACATGAGAAAAAATCGAGGCGTTAGAGCTTTAAAAAAAGCACTTAAATCTCCTGATTTGTATTCGGAAGAAGAATACAAATATCTTTTAACTGGATATTATAATCAATTAGTTAAGAAGGAATTAAAAAAATATGCAACAAAACAAAAAGGATTTGGATACATTAGTCAAACTCTTATCAGTGACGCCACAAGCGGAACAGACGATGGGGTATATAGCGAGGGTGAGCAACCCACAGAACCAAGAGAATCCTAATGTTGCTGGGTTATTAAAGTATTGTATTAAACATAATCATTGGTCTGTCTTTGAACAGGCACACATGACGTTAGAGATTCAAACAAATCGTGGTATTGCAGCTCAAATTTTGAGGCACCGTTCATTTACATATCAAGAATTTTCACAACGATATGCTGATATCGGACTGCTTGATAGCGATATTCCAGTACCAGAACTTCGTCGTCAAGATACAAAGAATCGTCAAAATTCTATTGATGATCTTGATCCAGAAAAAGTTTTTGTTATGAATAAAATGATACAAGATTTGTTCAAGGATGCACAAGATACATACAACTTCTTACTCTCCCAAGGAGTTGCGAAGGAGTGTGCAAGGTTTGTGCTTCCGTTGGCAACACCAACCAAAATTTATATGACAGGATCTGTGCGTTCTTGGATACACTATATAGATCTACGTTCCGCTCATGGAACGCAAAAAGAACACATGGATATTGCTAACGCATGTAAGCAAATCTTTGTAGAACAATTTCCTATTTGTGCTGAAGCTTTGGAGTGGAACTGATGCCTACATACCCTGTTATTCATAAAGAAACTGGCGAGAAAAAAGAACTCTACATGTCTATGCCAGATTATGACCAGTGGCGTAAAGATAATCCTGATTGGGATAAAGATTGGTCTGCTGGTGTAGCTGGTGTTGGAGAGGTTGGGGATTGGAGAAATAAGATGGGCAAAACCCATCCAGGATGGAATGATATCATGAATAAAATGAAGAATATTCCAGGTTCAAACGTACAATGGTAATTAAAAATTATGCCAAGATCTAGAAAAAGAAATCAACCAGACATTAATGGTATGAGTGTCAAGCAAATGAAAAGAAGAAAGCCAATCAACGCTGACTATCTTTTAAACATAGAACCTCTTACAGACAACCAACGGTTTATGTTTGAGGAGTATGGTAAGGGACAAAATCTATTTGTATACGGTGCTGCTGGTACAGGTAAAACATTTGTAGCACTTTATCTTGCTCTTCGTGATGTTCTTAATGAGAACACTCCTTACGAGAAAGTTTATGTGGTACGTTCTCTAGTTGCCACCAGAGAAATTGGTTTCCTTCCTGGTACACATGAAGATAAATCTTCTCTTTACCAAATTCCATATAAGAATATGGTAAAGTATATGTTTGAGATGCCAGACGATGCTTCGTTTGAAATGCTCTATGAAAACCTAAAGAATCAGGAAACTATTTCCTTCTGGTCAACTTCTTTCTTACGTGGTACTACTCTCGATAAAGCTATTGTTATTGTAGACGAATGCCAAAACTTAAACTTCCACGAACTAGATTCGATCATCACTCGTGTCGGTGAAGATACTAAAATTATGTTCTGTGGTGATGCAAGTCAATCAGATTTGCAACGAAGCAATGAACGCTCTGGCGTCATTGATTTCCAACGCATCCTTCAGCAAATGAAGGAAGTATCTCTTGTTGAATTTGGAGTCGAAGATATTGTTCGCTCTGGATTAATTAAATCGTACATTATTGCTAAACTGAATCTAGGACTATGAAAATATTTAATCACGTTGGTATCATTGAACCAATCCAAATGGAAACCGTCACTATCGATAGTAGGCGACATTACATTACCCCAACTGGGAATAAGCATAAATCAGTTACCACCGTGATTAGTAATAATCCTAAAAAGGTGCAGGTAATACAACGATGGAGAGAGCGAGTTGGTTATGCGGAAGCAAATAGAATTTCATCTAGGTCTACGACCAGAGGAAACAGATACCATAAACTCGTTGAGAATTATTTAAACAACGAACATGATCCAAATCTTTATCAAGAATATCCTTTAGTTTGGGTCATGTTTAATTCTTCCCTTAAGGTATTAAATAATATAAATAACATATATCTTCAAGAGGCAGCATTATATTCTGACTACTTAAAAATCGCTGGTCGAGTTGATTGTATTGCAGAGTATAATGGTAAACTTTCAATCATTGATTTCAAAACTTCAGCAGAAGAAAAGAAAGAAGAATATCTTTATGATTACTACGTGCAAGAAATAGCATACGCTTGCATGTTGCAGGAATTATACGGTTTAAAAGTAGAACAATTAGTTACCATAGTTGCCTGTGAATCTGGTGATGTTCAAGTGAGTATTGTGCCTCCCAAAAAAGAATATTTTGTTACCTTACAACGATACCTTAGGGAATACGAAGAAACTTATGATAGAAAATTTGGAGGAGAAGTTCATGACAACTGCGAAGTTCTCGCAGGAAGTTGAAAAAATTGCATACGAAAATTCGATGAATTATATTGATGCGATCGTTCACTACTGCGAAACAAATGACATTGAAATTGAAACAGTTTCTAAACTGATTTCAAAACCGCTAAAAGAAAAATTAAAATTCGATGCACAAAAATTAAATTACATGAAGAAAACTTCAAGAGCAAAATTGATGCTTGTATGATATGACTGATTTTTTTAAGTCCGAAATGGTTCGTGGGGACCTTCAAAGAATGTCTGACTTACAACAGTATTGTGTCAAAGCAATGGTTGCATTTCCAGCGTTGTCTCCAGATAAAAAATTAGAATACTTTGGAGTTCTTGAACAACTGATTGAAAAGCAAAAAATATTTTATGCTAGATTGAAGTTGAGTGATGATCCAGAAGCTTTAGAGATGGCAGAGAACATGAAAATGTCTGCTGTTATGCTAGGAGCAAATCCAGATTCAAATTTGATAACGATGTTTGATAGTTTGCTGGAAAAAATTTCTGTCATGAAAGAAAAACTGGAAGGGGAGGGGGGTTGACGCACCCCCTTTTTTGTGTTATCATATGTTAGTGGCGAGCGTCACAAAAGCCAAATCCAAAATATCCGAGGAAAAAATATGTCTTTCGCAGATCTTAAGCGCAAGTCCCAGAGCAATTTTGAGTTCCTTCAGAAGGAACTTGAAAAGTCCAGCAGCACTTCTGGTGGTGCCGACGAGAGGTTCTGGAAACCCGAACTTGACGCTTCTGGAAATGGATATGCAGTTATCCGTTTCCTTCCAGCTCCCGAAGGGGAGAATGTACCGTGGGCAAAAGTATATTCCCATGCTTTCCAGGGTCCTGGTGGGTGGTTGATTGATCAATGTCTTACTACAAAGGGAGAACAGTGTCCTATTTGTGCCGCTAATAACAAACTATGGAATAGCGGAATGGAATCTGATAAAGAGATTGTTCGTCAACGTAAGCGTAAACTCTCTTATTATAGCAACATCTATGTTCTGAATGATTCAAAGCATCCAGACAACAACGGCAAGGTGTTCCTGTATAAGTACGGCAAGAAGATTCACGATAAAATTATTGCTGCCATGCAACCAGAGTTTCAAGATGAAACTCCTATTAACGTATTTGATCTTTGGGAAGGTGCTAACTTCAAACTGAAGATTAAAACTGTTGCTGGTTATTGGAACTATGACAGTTCAGAATTTTCTGCTCCTATTGCTTTGAGTAAAGATGATGATAATCTTGAAGCAATTTGGAGGCAGGCACATTCTCTGGAAGCATTTACTGCTGCAGATCAGTTCAAAACTTATGATGAACTTGAAAACCGTTTGTCGATTGTTCTTGGCAATAAGACAGCAAGTGCTTCTGCTGCCCGTCAACTTCAATACGAAGAAGATGAAGAACCGATCTCTACTTCTGTTGCTACCGCAACTCGTTCACGAGATGTAGATCTTCCTTCTTTTAAAACTGATGATGACGATGATGCACTCAGTTACTTCGCTCGTCTTGCAGAAGAAGATTGATACTAACAAGGGGGCGTATGCCCCCTTTTTTATACTCCAGTTTTCTTTAGTTTCCTAGAAACATAATCAGAACATTCTTTATAAAGATTTGACTTCTGAAAATCCATTAAGAATGCTTGTAGATATTGTGGTTTCAATAACCAAATCTCTCGTTTGCTTTCGTTTATCTCTTGCTCGTATTCGAATATAGTTACTGGAGTGCATACAGAATTACCAGACACAACTTCTAGATTACCATTGTTGTAATATGTAAACACACCATCATAAAAATATTTGTCTACAATCAATCCTTCTTTGAGCACTGGGAATCCATTATTATTATTTACTTCAATTGTTTTGTAATGTTTAATTGTCCCATATGGGTCATCATATTCTTTTTCGCAATGCTTTCTTAAATCATATTCGCTCAAAGGTAAAGCAAATAAAGGATTGATCATATTATTTGTGAGAACAATAATCCAATCCAAGAACGGATCACTGTATGCTTTTTCTGCAATACTATCTAAACGTTCTCCGTCTTGCACTGCATATTTTTTAAAGAATACTGAATATGAAAAGACATCTGGATTGACTTGATACCTTCTAAAGAAATTTTTTGCTACAATAAAATCCGAATTCGAAAATGGATACTGAATTGGTTTTAAATCGTATTCTATGTTTGGGATATTTGAAAAGTACATCTTAATATGAAGCTCCCGATTCGTTTATTTCGTCTGCAAAAATTATCTTTGTTTCTTTAAATGCTACTGTTATTGAAGTTGAAACGGGAGTTCCATCTGCATCTCCAAATGTAGCATAAGATCCATCTGGGGTGTAATTAATATCAACATTTGATATGGCACATTGTTTGTACTGAGGTAATGATGGATGCACGGCATCTCCTTTCATGAACGTCACTTGACATAAATTTGGTATTGTAATTAAATTAGGAGCAACAACAGTACCAAATAATGCTTGACCTCCAAAGGATGGAAGCATTGCCTTTTTAAATCGCTGACAAATTTTGCGGATGACCTTTGCTTCATTACCATCATGCGGTGTCATTTTAAATGTGAGAGAAAAATTTCTTAAATCTGGGGCTTCGTACATCATCTCCACGTTTGGATTCACCACTGTACCAGATACTCCACCCATTAATTGATTTAAAGTTACACTACTATTCAGTCCTTTGTTAATTGCATCTACTGCTGTTTGGAATGCTTGAGTTTTTAACATTCCTTTTGCACTATCAATACCTGCTGTTATCGCATTACCATCGATGTCTGTTCCCATTACTCTGGCAAGTCCAGCAAAAGCTGTTCCAAATTGAGCTCCAGACCATCTGCCAGAAAATTGAGATTGTATGTCTTCTGGCATGTATAAAACTATGGGATCAAATGTTTTTTTCCCTCTGTTTCCTTGGTATAGTTTGTAACCAGCTGATGCTGTTAATGTTGGGTCTGCTACTGGAGTTCCATCTCCGCTACGACCTCTACCAAATGGAGGTTCATATTCAAAGAATTCAAACACCACATAGTCGGTATCTGGAGTCATTGATCTTGAAGAAGGATATCTTAAAGCTGCACCCGCAGCAGCACCTGCGCTGGGTTTTGGAATTGGGATAGAATTTATTGGTTCCCTTGGAGGAATGCCAGCAGGACCTAATAATGCCGCTGCTGCCGCTGCTGGCGTTGCTGGAGGGGGAGTTCCAACTGGACCAGCAGAAGTTATTCCTGAAATTTCTGCATCATATGTTGCTCTGGCAGAAGCTTGGTTTCTTGCTGCAGTAAATGATCCTGAACCAGACGGAACTTCATTCACGACGTTTCCAGTTATTCGATCGTAAAATACCCCACTGCCAGAACTGAATTGCACATATCTAGTAGAGGCACCCCATGATCCTGGATCTCCTCTACGATAAATTCCAGTTGCTGATGAAGCTGCTGCCATTACTTGACTCTCTTGATATCAGTTTTAGATTTTCCTTTAACTATTCGGTCTCCCAAGAGACGATCATTGTAGTATTGTTTCATTTCTTCCCAAACTAATTCTTTGTCGTAAGGAAATTTACCACCACCACGCATCAAAACAAAATCTTCAACTGGTAACAACACTGCTGTTTCCCATTCTACTTTCGCTAAATCAAGAAAAAAACTTTCACACCTTTCGTTTAGATATTTATGTATGATTTTCTTGGGTATATCTACTCTTCCATTTAAAATTTTCTGTATAATTTTCAATCTTTTCTGTGGCATAACGTAGTGTAAGTTGGCACCATAAAAATATTTACCAGCAACAGAAAGAACATATACTAATGGAAACTTATCATAGTAAGGAAGAGATTCTGTTTCTGCTTTATAATTAAAGAATATTAAATGACCTTGATAAACTCTTTTAGTTCTTAAATTTTCATCATGAAATTCTTCTCGATCTAAATTATCTAGAAGCTCTTGTTTAATTATTTTTTCTGGATCCTTTTTAAATTTTGATGCCAAGGAATTTAAATTTGTTTTATACCAAGATATACTTCTTGCTTTACCTCCTGCTTTTTCTTTCAGCAATTCGAAAATTGTTTTGAAAGATTGCTCTTCTTCTTCGAAAATTTTTAATAATTTTTGGATTAATTCTGGTTGGGTGAAACTAGAATAACTTTTAATTCCATATGTAGCAGCGAGAGCACGAATTTGGTCACGGGTATATTCTTCTATTGGAAGTTCCTTACCTGTAAGGTGAGACCACTTATCGATATTGTTTTTAAAATTCTTTTTTGGTTGTAAATTATTTTTTGCTGCCATCTTATACCTTTAGATGATCTTCTGTTAGGATTATAAATTTCATTTGGCGATCCGCACAGAAATCTTTTGCTGCTTCCCACTTCGCTTGGTTTTTCATGAAAGTTAAAACCTCTCGTTTCCAAGCAACGGTTTTTCTTTTTGGAGTTGGTGATGGACCTTCTACTTGTTTCTTGGGTTTTACTTCCACCAAATATTTTTTACATTCTCCTGATGAACTCTTTACTTTAATGTAAACATCTGGATAATAACGATGAACTCTACCATCTGTGGGACAACGGTATGGTATAATAATCTCTTCACTTCCCCACTCAAGAATATTTGCCGTTAAATCACAATAAACAAATAACTTTCTCTCCCACATAGATCTGTAGATTATACGAGTGGGATTGCCTTTATATTTTTGTGGATTTACTGGTTTATAGATTCCAGAATAAGCCATAAATAAAGTTAAATCTCCAACTATATTTAGAGTGGCAGCATCTTCCTCAATCGCCAACTTCATAGCAGCTATATCCGCCCAGGGCGGCATGTCCATGTCAAATGGATATGATGTAGAATTTAAATTTGGAAGTGCAACAAATGAACTAACAAAACTATTCAAATCTACAGGCACATCTGGATTAGGAATAGACCCAGCTTCTGGTACTCCTTCAAATGGCGGATATCTATTAAAAGTTTTATGTGATGAAGCACAGTTGCCAAATGTTCAAGCAGCAACTGGTCAAATTAACGGTAGGTACTTGGGGGAAGGAACTGTAAACTATCCACACACAAGATTGTACAGTGACTTCTCTTTATCTTGGATGTGTGATGCCAACATGCTTCCATTAAAGTTTTTAACTGTCTGGCACAGTTATATCTTTGCTGGTGATAGAGTTGGATTTACTCCTGACCCAAATAGTTCTGCTAGCAACCTACCAAAATTTGTTAATGGTCAAAAATTAGAACAACTTAAAGGGGAGGCAGCAAGAATTCCTAACAGAAATGTTCGTTTAAAATTTCCTTCATCATATGTTTGTAACGTTCAGATTACAAAGACCGAACGCTCAGCAAATGCACCAAATGGCAGAGCGTCTGCGACATATATTTTAGAAGATTGCTATCCATATTCTATTGATGCAGTTCCATTATCTTATGGCACATCACAGATCACAAAGGTAAGTGCTAACTTCTATTACGCCAAGCAAACCGTAATCTTCAACAACATACCTGTGTCATTTAGAGGATAAATAATATTACGAATTGATTTTAAAATATATGGCGTTACCTAAAATTGGTGTACCAAATTATGAGTTGGAGTTGCCTTCAACTGGTAAACATATTAAGTATAGACCGTTCCTAGTTAAAGAAGAAAAGGTTTTACTGTTAGCATTAGAATCTGAAGAAGAAAAACAAATTACTGCTGCAGTAAAAGATTTAATTAAGGGATGTGTTCTTTCTAGAATCAAAGTAGAAGAGTTGCCAGCTTTTGATTTAGAATATTTGTTCTTAAAAATAAGAGCAGCTGCTGTTGGTGAAATTATTACCATGAATGTAACCTGTCTTGATGATGGAGAGACAGTAGTAGAAGCTCAAATTGATATTAATGAAGTAGAAGTTTACAAACCAGAAGGGCATACAAATAAAATTATGATCGATGATTCCATTGGAATGATCATGAAGTATCCTAGTATGGATAGGTTTATTGAATCTGAATTTTTAAACAAAGATATTAAAACGGAAGAAGTATTCGATTTCATTGCTGATTGCATTGAACAAGTATATCAGGGCGATGAAGTTTGGGATATGACTACTACCAGCAAGAAAGAATTGAAGGAATGGGTGGGAACATTTACTACAAAACAATTCGAGGAGATCAATAAATTTTATGAGACAATGCCTAAATTGAAGCATGAGTTTAAAGTTACAAATCCTAAAACCAAAGTAGAATCTACCTATACGATTGAGGGGTTACAATCTTTTTTCGCGTAGCACTCTTCCAAAATAGTTTGGAGGGGTATTATAAAACTAATTTTGCTTTAATGCAGTACCATAAATATAGCTTGAGTGAAGTTGAAAATCTAATACCTTGGGAAAGAGAAGTTTATACTTCTTTATTGATGCAGTATATTCAGGAAGAGAAAGCAAAACAAGAAGCAGCTAATCGATGATACCCGATAATGCAATAAAACCAATAAGAAACCCCAACGGTAGAGATAATACAGAAATTGCTGTTGGAACTCTTATTGCTTATAGAGTTTTTCCGCAAACACAAGAAGGTATTCAACAGGCAAAGGATACTATTGCTGCTAATAATAATTGGGTAGTCCCTTCATTACTACCAGAATATTATGATGGTATTGATAGTGACTTGATGGTTGGAAAAGAGAATGATTCTATTAGAGCAATTCGTGAAACATTAAAACAATTTTATGGATTGCTTTCTTCATCTGCTGGCACAGAAGAATTTATAGATACAACTGTATATACTCCAGCAGATAAATTTGTTGATGACGGTAAAGAATTTGCTTTAAAAATAGAAACTGATCTTGAAGATGCTTTAGAAAAAACATCTGACGAGATCATGGATTCTATTGATGAAATTCTTAGACAAGATCAGGAAAAGTTTGAAGAGTTTAAAAGAAAACAAGAAGAAGAGTTAAAGAAAAAAATTGAGAAACTCAATACACCAGAAAGAGTTTCCCAAGAACTTACAATAAAAATTCCCCCAGCTCATTATATACAGGGAACTGCTGGTAGATGGCAACCAGAATTTGAAAATGATATTGATCATGCCGTATACTTTGCTGGGAAATCTCCATTACCAAAGGGAGCAAAGCAACGAGAAGTTCTTGATTGGTTAAAAAGTTTAGGATTAACGTTTGAACAAATACATAGTCATCGTGAAAAAGTATTAGATCAAATTCGAAAAACGATTGCCCTACCTGGAGTAGAAGAAGAATATCCATATGTTTATATTGATGCAGTAGATCAAGATTTTCAACTACGTGATAATGAAGAGGAAGAAAATCCTGAAGGACTTGATGATTTGTTAGGAGAGATACGAGATGAAACTGAGTTTGAAAAACAAGAACAAGAAGAGCAGGAAGAATTAGAAGAACAAGTAAGTGTTGCTGTAGATACTTTAGAGCAGGCCGATGAAGCAAAACAGGAAGTAATTGAAGAAGATTTACTAGATGATTTGCCCGACTCTGTTAAAGAATCTTTAATAGAGATTCTTAATAAAAGAAAAAGATCTACGAGCACCAAAGAAAAAAAATCTTCATCAATTACTAATGCAAAAATATATAATTTTCTAACAACAAATTTAATTAAAATACAAAATCAATTTGAAAGTATAGACAGGTCTATTCAGAAACAAAACGAAATTCTTTCTGCGAATTTTGCTTCAACATCATCCATGATTCAAAGCATGGAAGCACAGAATTCTCTGTTGATCGATAGGATTGATGCTTTAACACAAGAATATAAAAAGCAAAATCAATATCAAAAAGATTTACTTGATCAGCAAGAAAATATCGATGCAGAAAAAAGTTTAGAAAATATAAAAGATACTGCTGGAACTGAAGGGTTTGTTGATACAACTAAAGGTAACAAGAAAAAATCTGTACCGTCACATATAGCACAGTATTTTAAAAGACAAGCTTTAAGAAAATTATATAGAAAAATGCCAGGTGGATTGAGAAAGGCAAGAATTGGGTATAAAAAATTACAAAGAAAACCACGAATATTAAGACAAAGAATTGCAGGACAGGTTTCTTCACGACTTCCTACATCTGTTCGAAAATCTATGTCAACGCTTTCTAAAGTAAAGGGAGCGGGATCTGTTGCAAGAAATCTTGGACCAGCGAAGTATGCATTTGCTGGAATGGAATATGCAGAAAGAAAGAAAGCGGGGCAAAGTAATTTACAAGCAACTGCTGGAGTAGGTGTTGGGTTGGCGGCAGCGTCAGCTGCTGGTGCAGCAGGTGCAAAGGGTGGTGCAATCATTGGAACATTCCTCGGTGGTCCTATTGGCACAGCAATTGGAACTGTTGTCGGAGGACTTGGCGGTGCAATTATTGGTGGAATTCTTGGCAGCAAAGCTTCTGATGTTGTAACTGGTGTTCATGAAACTGGGGGAGAAACTAAACCAGGAATTGCTACGTTACATGGAACAGAACTTATCATAAACAAAAATAATCAAAACAATACAGAATTATATAATCCAGAAGCTACCATAGCAAGAGCACTTCTTGGCGCTACTGTTGGGTATGTTAATCAGGCTGGACCAGCAGCAGCATCGCTCACTCCAGTGATTAAACAGTTAGCATCACCATTGATTAAACAATATGGTATGCCAAATATTCTAGTTCAAAGTGATTTTGGTGGTGCGATACCTCCATTAGAATCTACAATAAACGGAACAAAAAAACCTAAAACTGCTCAGGAAGAATTGTCGGAACTAGAAAGATCTTTATTAGAAGAACAAAATCCTCAAACGTTTGCAGAAAAACTTATGAAGATGCTGGATCCAGAAGGAAGGTTCCAACAATTATTAAAGCAAATAGGAAGCGGAGATCCAAGTCCAGATGCATATGATGGTTCTGGTATTGTTGGAGATTTGAAAGGTAATATTGTCAATCCGATGGAAGCAGGAGAAATACAAGATTATCCTGGTGCTAAGTTTGGTGCTCCTAGAGAAGGAGGTAGGAAACATAAAGGAAGAGACATTGTTGGAACACCTGGAATGAAATTTAGTGCTGCTTTACCTGGAACAGTGACTAATATTATTGAAGTTGCTGATCTTCCTGGTGGTGGGGTCAGTAAAGGAATATATGTTAAACATGATAATGGAATGGAAACCAGATATTTGCATGTGAAACCTTCTGTTAAGGTTGGGGATACGGTAAAAGCAGGACAAAAATTAGGAACTATAACGGACACTGATAATATTAGTTCAGTACCTCATCTTCATTTTGAAGTCATAGTAAAAGGAACGCATGTAGATCCAGAACCTTTACTGAAGGGAGCATTTAAAATAAAAGATATCTCTGCTGGTAAAGTTCCTGGTCTGACAATAGAAAACTATGATGGAACTAAACCTCCAGAAAATAAACCCCAAGCAGCTCAAGAAATATCTCAAAACTATGGTAAAAAAGTTGGGGAAAGAATTTATTTTCCATTCAATAATAGAGAATTTAATGCATATAAAACTAGAACTGGGTGGGATATTTATGATGGTCCAACAAAACTCGACACCAGTAATGGAAAAAATTCTGATGTTGTGAAAGCGTTTACAGACCACGCCAGCACTCAAATGCCCAGAGACACTGGAACTTCTCCTGATCTTACGGGCACGGACTTTCAAAGAGAAAGAGGTGGTCCAGTTGCTGCAAACACTCCTTACATAGTTGGCGAGGCAGGACCAGAATTATTTGTTCCAAAAGAAAATGGATTTGTTATAAACAATCAACAAACTGCTGGACTTGTTGATATGGTTGACCGAATGATATTTGGTAAGCCAAATAGAGGTCCGTCAACTGTTAGGTATAAATCTGGACCTAGAGATGCTATCGAAGGAATTGGGGGTAAGTATTATGCTCCTTACAGTCCAGATCCATCCTTCAAACCAGTGAGAGAAGCGATGCTTGATAAGAATATGTACAGTAAACCAAGCAAAGATACCTCATTGATTGCTACAAATTTAGATCAATCTTCTGATGCAGGACAGTATGTAATTGTGAATCAACAATCCCAAGAAAATGTTGCTTCTAACATTACACGACCATTTGAAGTAAATACGATACGTCAAGGACAATCAAGATCAAATAAAGATCATAATAATACTATTAGAAACATAGTTATGCAGCGACTTGTTGGATAAATATGACGAAGGGGGAGCGATAAATGGGAGCAGGAACCGAAGGTTTTACTGACACTACTGGAAGTGTAAATCCAATAGGAACAATTCTTTCTAAGGTTCTTGAAGCCAGAAAGATGGCGGAGGAAGAACGTCAGTACGCATCGGATGTAGCAGAAAGAAATCAAACCTCTTTAGAAGAAGCTGGAATTGAAAGAGGATATTTTTTCAAGAAAGCATTGCAGTATAAATTTGGTGGAGAATTTGCTGATAAAAAGAAACATGAATTAAAAAATTTCTTTGAGAAAAAAAATACTGCTAAAGCAATTATGCTTGGCAGATCTGGCAGAAGAAAATATGATAGATCAGAAAGAATAGATATGATCTGGTCTCTCTTTGAAGATGGACCAAAAGCACCTACATTTAGAGACAAATTTAAAGATTTATATAAGACATCAATTGATGATCCTTACTTAAGACCTCAATCACCCATCATCCCTGGGTCAACTAAAAAAATACAGAAATTAAATTCTTCTAATAAAAAAAGAATAAGCAAAGAAGAATTATTTCAAACACTTACTAGGTTACTATCTTCATTAGAAGCGACTGCAAATGCATTGAATGGTAATGTAGCTTCTTCATCTGGTGCAATTATAAAAGCAGCGAACGCACAAGAAAATATAGCAGATCAATTAAAGCACAGAGGAACTGTACTAGAAGACAAATTAGATGATTTAATTAGAGCAATATCATCTCAAACAGAACTTAAAAAGAAAGAAAAACAAATAAAAAAAGTTTCGTCTGCAGAAAAAACATTAGAAAATATAAAGGATGCTTCTTCTACTGAAGCATTTGATAATTTAATGACACCAGAAAATGAAAGTGTGGCAGCAACAAGTTCGCAAAGAATAGAAGAGCAACAACAACTTGCTTATCAACAATCTAATATACCACAAGCAGAAACTGGTGGTATTATTTCTGGACCAGACAGTGGATATAATGTAAGAATGCATGGCCGTGAAATGATTGTGCCCCTTGATAATGCATTTACTAATCCAAATAAAACTGCAGTAACAGAACAAGGAAGAAAACTAGAAAAATCTGGGGCATCTCCTAAAGTTTCGATGATGCCTAAAAAATCTTTTGAAGTTGGCACACCAACTCAACCTCCATCCATGGGGGGTAAGTTGGGATTTAATATAACAAACAAACTAGCAACAGGAGGAACAACACAATCATCTATGATGTCACAAACACTTGTAGATGCTATGTCGTTGCCAATGATTGCTACTGGTGGAACAATACTGGCAACCACTACACAACTTATGAGAAGCATAGGTGATTCTGAAATGGCACCAAACATAAACAGAATTGCCAGACCAATAGCAGATGTGTTTGGATTACCATCTTCTATTACACAGAAAGCAACTGCTGGTAAAAAATCTGAAAGAGAAAAGGCGGAGCAAGACAGCGAGGAAATGGGTTCTAAAAATATTTTGGCAAAACTTACTGAGGGGTTTGGTAAACTTCTTGAAAGTATGGGTAAACAAATTGAAGAGAACAGACCAGATCCATCTGTTACTCCTGGAGCAAATTTAATTCCTGGCGATGCACCACCAGAAATTAAAGCATTGATGGAAACTATATCTGGTGGAGAGGGTGGACCCAATTCAGTTCAAGGAATTGGAGAAGTTCCTGGTCTATCTGATATGACTATTGATCAAGCCATTGCTAAAGCAAAATCATATATTGGAAAAGGATCTGAAACTGGTGCATTGGGTGCCTACCAACAACACTCAGATTATTTGAGAGAAAGAGCAATTAAAGCTGGACTTGATCCGACTAAAGATAAATTTAGCATGGAAAATCAAACTCAAATTCAAAGAGTGTTTATGGTTGGTCTTTATGGTCAAACCGAAGAGACCTTGGTTAGACATTTGAAAGAAGGTAAATTAGAATCACATGTGTTTCCAAAACTTTCCAGAGATGCTGGTTGGCCATCTCTTCCTGGCGGCAGTCAACCCAACGTTCATACTGCTGGGTCTGCATCAAGGTATAAAACAAATTTAAAAAAATATAAACAAGCTGCTGCTTCTATGCCAGAAGCAACTCCAACTTCCAAGCAAGATCTTGGTCAATCAATAACTCAAAATTTTGGAATGAAAACTGGCGAAGAAAGAACATTCGATCATCCAAAATATGGCGAGATAAAAGCACATAAAACCGCAGTTGGATTTAAATTTTTTGGTGCTGGAATTAATAATGAATTAAATATGAATGTTGGAACTCCTCAAGCAGAATCAATTGTGGATTATTTTATAAAATCTAACGGAGGTAGAACTAAAATAGATGATACAGCACAAGCTCTTGCTCCCCCACCAAGAAAAACAACAACAGATCCATACAAACGAGATACATCTTCTGGGAATGGTGCTCAAGTTGCTATGTTAAATATTGGTGGGGCAAATTCTAGACCAACTGCTGGAACATCACCTCAACCAACAGCAACTAATTCAAGAGCTTCTGTACCACAAGGTCGCAGTCCTTTAGATGGAATATACACAAACCCACAAGAAATATTGACAGGTTAAAATGGCGAGAGAAAATCCACATGCAGTTAATTTTACACCGACTGCCGTAAAAATATATGCTGTAAATTCTAACAAAGCATTACTTATAACTGATATGGTTATGAGATTTGATTACTTTGAGGATATTTTTTGCCCATCTATTGCAGCAACATTAGATATTGTTGACAACGGAGAAAATTTGGTATCATCTTTACCGATACAAGGGTTTGAAAAGGTTGAAGTAGAACTTAAAGATTCTAAAAATGTAACTCATACTTATGAATTTAGAGTATTCAAAATCAGCAATAGATTTTCTGCAGAAAGATTTCAAACATATAATTTAGGATTGATTTCTTTAGAAGCTTTATATAATGAGGGAGTTAGAGTTCCTAAAACTTTACAAGAGAAACCAGAACAAATTGCATCTAATTTGCTGAAGGAATATTTAAAAACAAACAAAGATGTTTTTGTTGATCCATCTACATATAAAATCTCATTTAATCCTGGGAAAAAAACTGTATTCAGTATCATTAATCATCTTCAAAGTAAAGCAGTTCCTTCTAGTAGCAAATCATCTCTATCTAAAGTTGCATCTGTAAGTGCAACTGGTTCAGGAGCTGTTGCACGAACAGGCATAACACCAAATACACCAATCCCATCAACAGATTCTGGATCTTACGACGAATCATCTGGAACTGCTGGATATTTATTTTATGAAAATCGTGACGGATACTTTTTTAAATCAATTGATAAATTATGTTCCAAAGAAAATGAAAACATAGGAACATACTATCTCGAACCAGAAGCAAAGCAAAGTGATCCCACAAAAAGAATTTTTGATATGGATTACAACAGCGAGCTTGATGTGATGGCAAAATTAAGAATGGGTGCTTACTCATCATTGATATGTTTTTATAATTTTAGCACTGGTGCTTACGAAGAATATGTGTACTCTCTTTCAAATTCTTTTTCAAATATGAATCATTTGGGATCGCAAGATAGGTTGGGAGCTGGTCAAAAAGAACTTTCCAAATACCCAACAAGAATTATGAGTATGTTATTAGACCATGAGACATGGTTTAATGAATCAACTATTGCATCTCCAGAAAAAAGAGATCAAGCTGGATCAACGACAACTCCGTTTCCAGATTTTCAAAAAAATTATATGGCGCAATCCATATCAAGGATTGCTAGTTTATCTAATCAAAAATTAAACATACAAATAGCTGGTGACCCTTCAATTGCCATTGGTAAAAAAATAACTGTCAAACTTCCCAACCAAATTCCAACAAAAAATAGAACACAAGTAGCATATGATCCAGAGCATAGTGGAGATTATTTAATTTCAAAAGTTAATCATGTGTTTGATTTTAAAAATAAAGTTACGAATACTTGGATGTCTTTAATAAGAGATACCTATGGCAGTTCTGAAATCGCTTCGGAAGTTAAATAAATACTAAAAAATTGTTTTGTAAATGGATCCTGTATTATCTTCACTATTTCCTGTGCATCAAATTGGTGTCGATGGATTTAATTGGTGGATAGGACAAGTAGAATCAAATAGAAGTGATGACCCCAAAAAATCTGGGAGATATCGTGTTAGAATTGTCGGACAACATTTAAAAGATTGTACAGCAACACCAACACAACAACTTCCATGGGCAAACGTAATGATGCCCGTCACCACGCCACATTCTGACGGGGGTGTAACTGGAGCGACTTCTAATTTAAGAAAGGGTAATTGGGTAATAGGTTTTTTCTTAGATAATGATCAACAAAAACCAATTATCTTAGGATCAATTGGTCACACTCATGGATCTACAAAAGCAATTGCTGAAGATACAAATCCTGGTTCTTCGTGTAAATCTTTTACAACTTATCTAGATCCAGAACGAAATCCTTCTACAGATAATCCAAAACATTCTCCAACCACTGCTTCTACTGACTCTGGTTTAGAATCTGGGTCAAATGTTACTGGTGCTGCTCCAGCAGCATCTTCATATGCTGATACTCCAGACGGATTACCTCCAGAAATATTAGCTGCCTTTGGTAAAAACACAGAAGCAAATCCAACGGGAGGAAAGTTTTGTATCACGATAGCAGATCCAAATTGTGGCGCAGAAAGTGATTTAAAAAGTGGATTGCAAAAAATCCTTGGTGATTTTTTTGGAGCAGTGTCTTCTTCAGGAGGCAATGTAGGATCTTATTATTTAAACCAAGCTACTGGTGCAGTAAACAGCAGTTTACAAGACGGTAAAAAATATATAAATCAAGCTGCTAGATTAGTAACATCAACTATTGCTAGAGCGAAGGGAGAACTATTGGAGGCAGTAAAAAATGGGGCAAAAGATCTAACAGACCTTGCTCTTTATAAAGAGACAAGAACTCTACCAATTATTCCAAATGATATTAATATTCCTGCAGAAACTCTAGCATCCCTAGGAGCGACTGCAGCGGCGTTTGATTCTGCATTAGCTGCTGGAGATACAGCAACCGCAGATGTTCTTGCTGAAGCATACGTAGCATTATTAGAACAAGTTGCTGGTGAAAGAGGTCATCCTCCCGTAAAGAAAAAGGAAGCGAGATTAAAAGAAGTACAGGAATGGTTAGACAATATTCTAAAAACAATTGGATGTAGCATAGAAGATATTACTGATAGAATATTACAATGGTTGACTGAATTATTTAATTCCTTGATATCAGAAGCTTATAATGCTGCTCTATGTTTGGTTGATAATATTGTAAACGGAATTATATCAGAAATTTTATCAGCAATTGATGAGTTAATTGATACTATTCTTTCTGCGATTTCGGAATTGCTCGGACCAATAGCACAAGCAATTGATATTGTTGGTAATGCCATAGCAGAAATCATGTCATTGCTTGGCATATCTTGCTCTGGTCTTCCTCAAACATGTACAAAATTGAAAACAGTTTGTGTTGACTGTACTAATGGAGAAACTGAACCAGATTTCTTGGATAATTTAATTTCTACCATAGAAGATGGAACATTAGATTATACTGAAGGTGTGTGTGAAGAAGCAACATACTATCCACCAGTACCAGCGACTACAATTGTTTTTGTTGGAGGGACACCAGCTGTTCCTGATAATACTATGACATATTCCTCTTCAAATATTGTAGTTGCTGAAGGATCGACGCAGGAATTTATAGTTACTAGAACAGGTAATGTCGATTCTGCTTCCAGTATTAGATATGAAATAACAAATGATACTGCTGTAAGGGGAACGGATTATGATATCTTAGGGACCTCAGGTATTCTTTCTACTGCTTCGGGCATTCTTGCTTTTGCTCCAGGAGATAAAGAAAAACGTGTCAACATACAAGCATATGCAGATTCTTTAACGGAAGGAGATGAAACGTTTAACTTTAGAATTTTTGAAGAGCACACTCCAGATGGAATCACAGCTGTTTTCGTGAACCAAGATTTTATTGGTACAATTTCTGAAGTTATTACTCCAACAACACCAGTACCTGGGAGTGTTCCTACATCTCCAGGAATTGTTTCTCCAGGAGCAGGTACTCCTACTTCCCCTACTGGTGCCGCCACTGCTGCAGTACCAGTAGTTGTGCCTACAGGCGTCATACCTTCAGGGATTGTACCTGTTGCTCCAGTCGTAGCTGTAGTGCCAGCAGCAAGTTCATCGCCAGCGTTGCCATTATATTCTGTGACTGCAGATAGAGTTTCAGTTGCAGAAACAGAAACGGTTACGTTTACTATTTCAACAGTCAACGTTACTGCTGGAACTGCATTTACTTATACAATAGATGGAACAAATATAACTGGTGCTGATTTTACAGACAATTCTTTAACTGGTTCTGGAACAATAAGTTCAACTGGAACAGCAACAATCACCAAGACATTGGCATCTAATGATGATAATGTTGGATTAGATTTACAAGAATCATTTACGTTTACTGTGGATGGAACAGGAGCTTTCGCTACTGTTGCAATTGTAGAAGAAATAGATACAACTCCACAGTATTTTGTAACAGCAGATCAAAGTAGTATTGATGGTGGTGAAACAGTAAACTTCATTGTAACTACAAGAAATGTTGCTGATAATACTTTATTGTCCTATAGATTAACAGGAACAATTGATGCATCTGATATTGATGGTGGTTCTTTGACTGGTTCCTTCAAAATTGTTGGAAATACAGCAACTATACCAATCAAAACTGTGGTATCAACAACGATTGAAGATGCAGAAGCAATGACATTCTTATTAGTTGGAACGACTGCTGAAGCAACGGTAACAATTAATGCTACAACAACGTTTGCTCCAGCAACAACAACAATACTAAGAAGTTATGGTGTAGTTTCAGATAAGTTGGAGTATGAAGAAGGGGAAACAGTTGTACTAACAGTTAGCACAACTAATGTTCCTGATGGATCTGTGTTTGCTTATACTATCTTTGGATCTAATATAACCCCATCTGATTTTATTACTGGTAAATTAACAGGTTCTCTTACAATCATTGATAATTCTGCTAAAGTATATCTTTCCATATCAGAAGATAGACAGGTTGAGTTAGATGAGACGGCAACTTTTTATATTAATGGAACTAGTGCATTTGCTGGATTTATTATTCTGGGAGATCAAATTAGAAGAACTCCACCAGAAAGTCCTAAAGTGACACCATGTTTATCCAAACCAGTTGCAGAGGCATTGACAGATGAAAGTGGTAGAATTATTAGCATACCAATTATTGATAGGGGATGTCCTTACTCAACGCCACCTAAAGTTATCATTGGCGGATCTGGATATGGAGCTGGTGCAATACCGTTACTAGATGCAGATGGTTATGTATCAGAAGTACGCCTTACAAGAACTGGATTTAATTATAAAAAGAATACGCCAGACAATCTGACATGTATTATTGATTCATTCACTATGATAAGACCAGGAACTGGTTATACAGAAGCACCAGATGTATTCGTTAATGGCGAATCAAATGTTGCTAGAGCAATCATACAAGACGGGAGAGTTTTTAGTATTCAAGTTATAGATAGAACTAAATCATACAAACAACTACCAGAAATTTTAATTGTTGGTGGTGGAGGTTCTGGAGCGAAGTTTTTACCTTCGCTTGCATGTTTAGATGTTGCAGAACTAGAACTCAACGATTACACCAAGATCGGCACAGGTAAATACATCGATTGTCCATAATATGTCAGCACAAGATTCCTTAAAAACTAATAAAGCTCCTAAGCAACCAGCAACTACCCCAGCATCACCTAAAGGTGGAACTCCTCCTGGACCTCAATCTGGACCAGATAAATGTACGGTAATTTTTAAAGAGAAAGAACTTACTATTGCTAGATATGAAACTAGTTCTGATGGAGCACATGGGTTCATCATAACAAATGGAACCAATGTAATGCATTTTGATAGCAACGGCAATTTGATTCTTGCTGCTGGAAAATCTGGAGAAAGTGGTTGCGGAGGAAAATTAGTTATAGCAGCAGAAGAAGCAGTTCAAAAATATAATACTTATGCAATAGAAATTAAAGGTAATGATGGTGATGCCACACAAACGCAGGGGACTGATGGAAATACTGAAGTAAAAAAGGTTCCTCCTTTTTCTATTGCAGTTTATGGTGATGTCGCTATCGAAGCTATTGGTGGAGACATCGGACTCAAGGGAAAGAATGTTAGTATAAAAGCAGATAATAATCTATCATTACAAGCAACAGAAAACATCACGTTGCAATCTGGTAAAACTGGATCTGGTAATGTGAACGTTTATACTGGCAACTTTAACCTATCAGCACAATATTTTAGAAGAAATGTTAGTGGTGCTGAATACGTAGAGGGCACTGGAGAAGTTGCAATTGAACAGAACAAACCTGGCGCCTCCCAATCATTCTCCACTCCTGGATCTGTTAATTATACTGTGAATGGAAACTATGAATTTGGTGTCAAGGGAGATTTAAATATTGTTAGTGAAGGTTCAATTGGAATGAGTTCCAAGAAAAATTTGTTTCAAACTGTTGCAGGAAATTTCGATTTGAAGGCAGGAGGAAAAGGAACTGTTACAATTGATGGGACAAAATCTACTCCACCAATAAGTCAACCAGAAACATTTAAAATAAAGACAGGAACTACTGGTAAACCATCTTTCAAATTGGAAACTGGTGGTGATGCTGAAATTCAAGTAAGTCCTGGTGACTTTAAATTAACAGCAACAAAAGACATTGACATGAAGGCAACTAAAGATATCAAATTGACTGCTATGAAGATTTATCTAAATTGAAAAACAAAAACCATAAATCTCGAAAAAAAATTCCCGCCAAAAATTAGCAAAAAAAGTCGAGGACATTTAAAATGTATAATCTCTCCAGCAAAGATGTTAATAGAATCATTACGGCATGTAAGCATTATGCCTACCATGAAACTGGTAGTGAATGGATGCATGATGAATATATTCACATCATTGAAAAACTTTGCACCTATCTAGAACAAAATTTTGACACAGAAACTCCCATGCCCTTGGAATGTTATATCAGTGTAAAGAAAAATCACAGTGACTGATAGTATGTCACTAAATGAACAAAAATAGTTGACAGTAAAATAACTGATATTATAATTAAATGTATATGCGATGGGGCATAGAATGAATCAAATAGAACCAGAACGTCTCGTAACGCAAAAACAATGTCAGGAGATGATCGATGCTGCTATACGAAGGCACAATCGGAATGCTTCCATTATTAGTATGTGCGTTGGTTGGGTTGTTCTTGCTTTATTTGCTGAAGGACTTTTGAGATTAGTAGGAGTTATTCCACCTTTACTGCCATGGCTAAATATTACCTTGAAATAATATCTGGTATTCTTTTGATAGTTTTTGCTATGACCATGTTCTATCAAGGAACATGTATTATGAAGGGAAAACGTGGGTATTCTTTGCGAGATTATCTCAAGCAAGATAGCACCAATATGCGTAAAAGAATAGAAGAACTACTTAGAGACAAATGATAACTCTTACAGACGAAGATTTGCAAGAATTACAACAAAGAATATTCCAACAAAAAATGGATGAGTTGTTTGAAGAACCATCTACTTATGAAGATGATGAAGAAATTTAATTCAATAATTTTAGAAACAACTGTTGCTATACTTGATTTTCTTTATAGAGGTCAAGACATACAAAGATTCTGGGTTCTGGAAACAATTGCCAGAGCACCATACTTTGCTTTCGTCAGTGTGTTACATCTCAAAGAATCATTAGGACTGAGAGATTTATCACACTACTATTTGATGAAAGAACACTTCGCACAGACACTCAATGAAACCGAACATCTCATCGAAATGGAAAGGCGTGGTGGTGCCAACCGTTGGCATGACCGCTTTATTGCTTATCACTTGGTTCTCATCTATTATTGGATTCTGGTGGGTTATTACTTTATTGCTCCTGTCTCTGCTTATCACCTGAACGCAGGCATTGAATATCACGCCACAGAGACCTATCTAAACTACTTCTGGGATCATCCAGAAGACGCCAGAATAGGTGAAATCGCAGTTGATGAAATCAATCATTATATTGAACTTTCAAGAGCAATGGAGATGGTGTGATGGATTTTCCATGGGGAGTAATCACTATCCTTGGAGTTGGACTAGCAGGTACTGCATACATCATTTATTATATTTTAAAATTAGCAAACGAGG